CAGAAAGGGTTGATGATGAAGGGCTATACCAAGGAGATTTACAATCCAAGGGTTAGCATTATCACTGCACCGTCTAGTATGGAAGCAGAGCTTAAAGCTAAGGGCTATATCAAAGAAAGGGAGGATATGTCTAAAGATCCATTGGATCTAAACAAAGAACCCATGAGTCTGTATGTCAATAAGGATGGCGATACAGCTACCTTTAATAAGTTTATTGTATCGTTAACTAGCAAACGCAGCAAGGGTACAAATTTAGCTGCTGGCTACTCTAGTATTGGCGAGTTGAATCCTGCATTGCTTGGATCATTTGATGCTGCTCATGCTACCGTAGAAGGTATGAAAATAGTTGCTAGTAAAGATTATACGGATTTATCGAAGATAACTACTAATAATCTATTGGTTCCAGTAGAAAACAATAAACATGAGGTTGTTGGTTATCGGTACTTAATGAATGAAGTTACTAAGGATAACATATTACAAAAGGATAATTCTTTTGCTAAAGTCTTAGGTGCAATGGAAGGAAGCATCGTCGATAAGCGAGAGTCTAAGAAGATTAATAACGAAGTTGTTAATTTGATGCGTAAAGATTTCTTGGCTAACTATAAGAAAGATCCAGACTTGTTTATTAAGTTTAGTCCTCGATCACAAGATGAGAAGGAGCGTGAGTTGTATCACATGCTACCTGATGATATGCGTAGGGAGATTAAGCGAGTTTGGAAGAGTGATGAAATGTATGTCCGTGCCAGTATGTTTGATGCTATTTTTGGCTACCGTAAGTTTACGGTTACTGAAGGCTCTAAAGAGCAGGACGAGATGAATGCCATGCACGATGGCGTGCTTACCAAGTTTAGGATTAGTCTTAGAGATAAGCTGAGAACGCCTAGTGCTAAGAGAGGTGAGATTGCCTTGCAAGAGATTGCAAAGGAAGTGAAGGATGCCATTGTTATTAAGTTAGGGGGTACGCTCTATAACAATATTATTAGTAATAACTTGCTGTTGTGGGTGAAAGGGGTAAGTCGGTCTTCTATAGTGAAGGATCAGGCGATGTTCCTTGATGCTGCTCGGCAGTATCATAAAGATCTAGCGGAGTTGAAAGAGCTTGAGAGATCGGTTAGGATCAATCCTAAGTTACAGAACAGTGCTAATGTGAAGGCTAGAGTTAATAGTCTTAAAGACCACATGGCAGTTAATCCTATTGCTTTCCTAATGGATTCTGCGGTGTCTCAGACAATCATTGAAGATGTTGATACGGATGAGAGCCAGTACACTTATAAAGGCATGATTCAGGAGAAGCTAGATCCATTAGTCTCAAGAGTACCTAAGCCATTAAGAAGGCTGGCTAGTATTGCGTATATGACCCATGATACTGCACTGTATAAATTCATGCGTGAAGGTACACAGCTAAGTGATTTGGTTGCTAGGGCTACCTTGCACAAGCACAATACAGAAAAGAAGGGTATGAGCCTTGTAGATTCTATCAATGATATAAAAGATACCTTTATTGACTACGATGCACCGACCAGTAAACAGATCCAGTATCTTAATGATACGAACTTCTTGATGTTCACTAAGTTCTTCATACGTTCACAGAAGATTATCTATCAGACCTATGCTAATGCACCTGCAAGAGCTTTGAGTCTGTTAGGTTTTGAAGATGTGTTTGGTGAGATGTCTACTATTAATGATTCAAACATCATTAATACCAGCATACTCGGTAAGCTTAATATTCCAGTAACTTTGATGGATGATCTAGTGGTTCCTCATACGCTGAGTCTGTTAGATCCTACTGGAGCTGGTGGTGGATCTTACACACCACAGTAAATAGGGTTAGGGAGTAGGCATTAGCCTACTCTCTTTCTATTGTGTGTGGGATTGTTTCTCTGATCCTGAACCAGTAATCATAATAGGCGACTGTTGGTGTTAATCCATAACCCCAACCGTGATTCGCCTTACCGATTCTGCATGTCCAAAAACCACAATGGTATTTTAAATGGGGTTTCATTGCTCACTAGCCCATACATCCCTGCATTCAATACAGCACCACCTTGGGTACTGCATAAGTCCATTTATCATTGTTAGTTCTGTCTCATAGCCACAGGACAAGCATAAACCATCACCCTCCATTTTAATGTAGCCACCACGCGAATTACTGATGTGAGCATCAAGTATCTGTTGTTGTGTGATGTCTGCCATATCCGCTATATCAGCCATGCTTAGACTCCTTGTGTTTAATCATCTGTGTGTCAATAAATATTGGTAATGCCATTATGACTATAATAATGAGGAAGAATGACCAGGTGAGTAACTTGACTATTGAGTTCATTGCAACATCCTTGGGTTTACTGTGTGACGAGCTACTTCTCCGAAGTGTTTGTGGTAGACAATGGCTTTCATGTCTCTACCTGCTCTATAACCTGCATTAGCTGCATAAGCATCAGCCGCAGCAAGTACTCTGAATGATTCGCATTTAACGCCTGCAAATTCTTTTACACTGTCGTGATGGATGTGGCCTGTAAGCCAATACCTAAATTCTGTTTCACCCCAATCTGTAGACCTATCGGCTGCCATGATGAGGGGTAGTTTTTCAAACTTTGCTTTGTCACCGTGATGAGTACCAAGTAGACATTTACCGAATCTGAAATAGTGGTAATGGCTTGGTGATCTGTCGATGGTAATTCGTGGTTCATCTTCGTAGATGTTGTGCATGCACTCCATTAGGAATATGGAAGAGGAGGTGTCATGGTTCCCAATCTCAATAATGACATGCACTTTTTTATGTTTAGCGAGTGCTTTTGAAATCATGTACCGGATGGTTTTGATCGCTGCACGTACCATTTTTGGGAAGCGTCCATCTGCATCAAGTAAGTTCCTATGCGCTGGTGTGACTGCCTCGAATGAGTCGTAGTGCATAAAATCCCCTAGTAGGATAATTATGCCAGTGTCACAGCTAGGCGATGTAGCAACGAGATGATCCATCGCACCCATTAATAATTGTTTACCTATTTTGATATTGTAGTTCTCACCGCACTCGTCTGCCCAGGATAGTTGTCCGAAATGATGATCGCCTACCGGGTAACAGACTGCTAGATTTTCATCTGCTGATTCTGGAGCTTCAATTTTCTCAGCCCTAGGCAAAGCTTCTGCCATTGCCTCCAGTGCTTCTCTAAATATTTCTTCTTGTCGTTCTTTGTCTGCGTTGGACTTGACCCACTGGATTTTGGCTTCACCTGTGACCATGTCATATAAAGTAGATGTACCCTTTAATTTAAAGCCATCTGGTACGGGATGTTTTAAGTCATGTTCTGGCGACCATCCTTGTTGTGCTGCTTTTTGTTTTAGTGATCTAACTTGGTCGTATAATGTTGAGCGAGGTATGCCGAGCTTTTCAGCTGCTTTCAGCTGGTTTCCCTCTGAATCAATCGCTGATAGAATTTCTTTCTGCTTGTCTGTGGCAAAGTCTGATAAATTAATCATTTTTCAACGTCCAAGCGATGAACCCAAAGAATGTCACAATGAAGGTTACGATGACAACGGTTACACAAATCATTTCTACCATTTCATTTGTCATAGCTCACCAGTAATTTTCTACTCAATAACTCTACTGGATAAGTAAACTCTTCTTGAATGTACTGAACAGAATTATTCTGTAGTCCTATTAAGAAGCCCTCTAATAATGAGAATGTTTTTAGTATATCTAGTGCTTCTTCTCGCGTTAGTTCAATCATAATCTCGGCCATGTTTGATAGATTACCCAAACCATAAATAATATTGTGGCTACGTAAATAGTTGCATAGAACGTCATTGTCTTATCTACTCGTTTTAAAGTAGGGGAGTTTTCCTCCCCTAATAAGTTAAAGTTCTAGTATTGCTTTTATACCTAAGTAGGCTAAGAAGCCTAATCCTAGTAAGGATAGTAGGCTGCCTAAAATACTAGCAGCAGCGAATACAGCCAGTACTAGGATGATTCCTCCTAGTAGTACTGTCCCTTCATACAGCGAAGACATGGCTTCAGATTACTTAAAGATAGAGTTAGTTGCTGCTACTGGAGCATCTTCGTCGTCTTCTTCAGTCTCTTCAGCATCCAGTGAATCGTTTAACTCTGGATCTGAGATTTCTTCATCCAGTGCTTCCTCTTCTTCCTCTGCTGAAGCGATGGTTACTGGCCCTCTTGGAGTCTGTCCAGGAGTCAAGTTAGTTACAGAGTGGAATGTAGTCTTTACACCTGTAACACCTGTTGTGTTACGTTTAGGTATGATGTCTACGGTTGCAGTAGTACCGTTTACGCCTCTACCGGCAGTCATGCCTACTTCAACATCCGTGTTAGTCAAGTCAATACCTTGATCTCTCACGAAGCTGACGATGGCTTGTTTAATCTCTGAGCTGTCGAGTGTTATTTGCATTTGTTTTTCCTCTATGGTTTTAGGGTTGCTGTGATAGTGATTTCTACGCGAGGATTACCCATGCTTATTTCCCCAAAAGATTGTGATGATTCTGAGATAAACATAATAGAATCATCAGGTAGTTTTCCTAGTTCTACTAAAGCATCCTCGAAAAACTTCTGATGGATTGATACGACATTGCTTACATCGAATTTTCTTTTGTCTTTAGGGTAAACCGCATAGTGAATCTTTGCAGTAATAAACTCTGGTAGTGCATTGATTTGCGCTTCCAGAGCATTTTTATATTCGACCTTGGCTTTATTCAGTACATGAAAATGCGCGTTACGGAAAATATTTAAATTCAAGGTAAATAACTTGTTTTTACCTATCCTCACCCGTAAGGGTGAGTTCAGAGTAAATTTTTTTACTGGCATTATTTAATTAAACATACTCGATGCTGCTGGTGCAGGTTTACCTGCTGGAGGTGGCATACCTGCTTGGGGTCTGCTTGCTGATCCCGATGCACCTTTAGCTTTGTTTTGTACAATACCTTTATAGGTAGCCTGCCAAGTCGCATGGAAGGTAGCTATTTCTTCTCCGGCACGGATTTCAGCAGTCGTTAGACCATCACGAGATCTAAAGAATTTATCAATCTCGTTGATCTCACGGGTTTCACCTGTAGGCTCATAAGCACCTGTACGGTCATTCTTAGCTGTTTTGTCTACGATCTGTTTCAGTACTCCAGTTTTAACAGTAGTACCCAGTAGATCCATGATCATGTCTACTTCTGTCGGTACTTCTTTGCTTACAGAGGGATCAAATACTTTGATGACTTTCTTGGTAGTTTCAAGTTCGGTGATGCTTTTGCCTACCGCTAGTAAGCACATAGAATCAATCTGAGAGAAGCCAGGTAAATAATGCTCTGCACCTGCTTTATCAAGGTAGGTAGTCTTGTTGCCTTTGGCATCACCTGATGTGATGTAGATGACAGAGCGTAAGGTTTTGCTACCAGATTTCAGTGTCATGTTTACATTCATGGCTCCACCTTTGGATTTTCCAACCCAAGCAGTGTCAATAGTCATGTCGTAAATGTCAGAGTCTAACAGGTAGCTTCCGCCGCCGATAGTATCAGTTTCACTTACTACGTTAGTTGGTTTTGATAAGGTATTTAACATTGTATCAGTTTCCTTTGTATTATTTATAAATTTATTGTTAGTAGTCTATTAAGTAAGCGTTACGTAGTGCTATGTATTGCTCGCCATATAGTTGTTTGTGTTACATTAAACTGGTTTGCCAGTTCGCGTTGGTCTACGTTTCCTACTGTGTAAAGTTGTTTTATTTCTAAAACATCAGTAGGGGTTAGTTTGATTTTTGGGTTGTGTAAAAAGTTACTACGGTTGCCTGAATACTTTACGTTTTCAGCAGCAGTAATGAATTGACAAGTAGTAGGGCTATACGTTCGGATTGTGTTCTGAGAATCAGAAAGTATATCTTTGTCTAAATGTTTTCCTGGTTCCCAACCGTTGGCTAGACTCCAGGAAATAAACGCATAAGTATCACTTAGCCACTCAGGACATATAGTAACGCCCTTACCACCATACAATGCGTAAAGAGCATGTTTAGGGTTATAGCATCTCTGTTTCATGGCTTGCCATGTACTATGCAATGGATGTCTGCTGTAGCCATGCGTTATATTGGTTTCAATCGCACGGGAAATGCGGACACAACCACAGCTAGGAACTTGAGGATTGTCTGCTTTCTTTGATAAGGCAACCACACTTGTACCTATCCATTCTGTCAAGTTTCCGCAAGCACATCTAAACTCCCAAACCAGACTACCATCTTTACTTAACCTTATAGGTTTGATCGCTGTTAGGCTTCCAAAAGTCCTGTCGGTAAGGTTGCTCATACGTTTACTTAGTAACATCTAAATTCCTTTAGCCGTAGTAGTCTTGCAATCTATCAATAAGTTTTTGTGCGTCGTTGTCCATAAATGTCTCTTGTTGAGAGAACATACCTATTGGCCCACGTATGCGTTCATTAACAGTTTCTTTGGTTAATCTCGTTTGATAGACGTACTTGAAACCTAAAGCTTCTTCATCTGGATTGATTGTTAACATAGTAGATGAGTAGTCTGCTATGTGCTTCATGGTTACTTTTTTAGAATACACAATAACTGTGAAGTAAGCCTCTAACCCGGTGCCTTTTAGAGATCCTTTGACTGGAACTTTAGTTTCCATGACTGCTTCAGATTCATTTAAAGAATCTGCTGTGTGGGCTATGAATATAACATTCTTTGTGGATCGACCCACATACTGCTGCATAAGGTTTTTAAAGTACTGAGCATACGCACCCCACTGAGCCATTGTGTTTGATGCGCCAATTACATGAACTGATTCAAACAGTTCCATCAACATGGTTAGGCTGTCTATAACAATAGTGTGAATATCTTCTTTGGTTTCTGCTGCTGTGAAAGCCTCATAAACTTGGTAAGGGTCAGTGATAATGTACTGTTTAAACTCACCCTTGAACGGTGTTTTTTTACCATTCTCGCAGTTAAGATACATTACACCTTCTTGATTTTTAAGTCCCATTAAAGAAGCTGTTTTTCCTGTAGCTGACTTTCCACAAATAAGCATTAAGTGGTCATTAATAAGTTGTGACATTTTATCCTCTAGGAGTTAAGTTAAGCGGCTATGGTTAAAGCTTTCTTTGAGATAGCTTTTGCCGCAGATACCATGATAGTAGATACAATCTCTGCATCATCTAGCTTGTTTGGTAGTTTGTTGTTAAGAGCCAATAAGTTATTACGTATTGAATCCAGTCCCATACCAGAGTCTACAAGGACTAAAGCATATTTGATTAATTGGTTGCTTCTATTGCCTTCGCCCGTATTGCTAATGAACCAACGCTCTAAGTTACTAAGAGACTGTAGATCCAGTACCCGTTGTTTCTGTGCATCACTCTTAGATGTTTTAGGAATGAATAACAGTGCATCCAATAACTCACCTTCGTTATACCAGTAGCTACCTTTATGGGTTAGCCACTTTCTACTGCGTTGGTTCGTTGCGGTATCGACTTTAAAGGGTAGCCAATCAAAGATATTTGCCATAAAGCCTTTGAACTCGTTACCGTCTAATGCTAACTTATGTGATATAGGTAGCAATATTCTGAAGCGATTCTCATTGGGAGTATGGCGTTTAGTGGTGTAGATCAAGTACTTGTATTCTTGCAATAGCAATTTAGCTGTCTCTACAGAGACTTCGCCATCAACATCAATGACCACCATATTAAATCCAGGGATTACATTATCTTCTAGTCGGTAGTTACCGATGAAGTTATGGTTAGCCCAATGTAGATTAGTCTGGTTAGTCATCTGGTGAAGTTTATCAAAAGGAGCTAAAGCTCCTTCGTAGTTTTCAGCCAGTTGTGAACTATACGATAGGATCATCTCATCCAAATTGGTTTGTTTTAGAGATTCTCCTTTCATAAATTCAATACCTTCAATATAGTGTTTCTTAATGATGATATTGTTCTTGTAACCATAAGCAATAGCTAGGGTCATCAGTTCTCTCTTCTGAGCTTCACTGCCTTTGTAAAAAGGTAAGTCTTCTACTAGATCTACGTGTGTCAACTCACGCCCGATCTCAGCGATGTACTTAGCCAATTTTACATAGTTGCGATCTCTGGTTAGGATTGCTGAGAACGCTTTACCAGAGTCCTCTACTAGCTTAATAGCGTTATAGAGTAGCTCTTCAGTGATCTCAAAGTTACCGGCAATAAAGGCATAAGTACCTGCAAGCTTTAAGGCTTTAAAGTACCGATGACTTAACTCTGCTTTCTGGATCTCTTCATGCTCTGGCATGGTTGCAGCGATGGCTTCACAGTGCATTTTGTAGCCAATGAGGGCAATGCTCACTTCTCTGGACATCAAGGTCACTTTATTAAAGTTTACCTTATCAGCAAGGTTGCCTAGTTGATCTGATAGATCATGCAAGTCTTGGTTGCCTGATTTGTCAGTCAGCATGTCGTAGACCTGTTCAGGTGTAAACTCTTTGCTTTTATGATGTTTCTTTGAGAAACCAAATAAGCAGCGTCTAGCATAGCCTGTGTCTAGCATGGCATAGAACTCTTCTTCTACCTTGCCTCCATTGAGCAATTTAGAGGGTGTACCAAACAGTAAAAGATTGGTAGGTGTTCTACCAATGATCTCCTCACTACGGGTATTTTCAGCTGTGTTCTTGGTCAGTTTTTGTTTCACCTTACCGACATCGAATAATTCTAAAAATACATTAAGTACTTCGGTATTACCTAATAAGTTACTACCTAGCTCATCCATTTCAAAATTCATGGAACCCGCTTCAGCCATTAATAGCTTATGGCGCATCTGCTTTACCGCAGCTGAGGTTCCACTGTCGAATGAAAAAGCTAATGCTCCTAGGTTGTTAAATTCCTTTTCAACTCGGATCAGCTCCTCGTCTGGATCTGTTGATTTCTTGTTAGCTCGCTTGACTGATAATTTAGCTAGGCTGTCCTCACTGATTAAAGGGAAGGTGCTACTCAAGAAAGTCTCTTGAAATTTATTAATGATTTGCTCTTCAATGATATTGGTAGCGTGACCTTTACCAAAACCAGATGAAGCAAGATTTATGGCATACAGACTTACTGGGATGTTGCCTCTATCTGGTGTTTTAATAGAACATCGCATCATAGATGCTACTTTAGTAAAGTAGTAGGCCGTTAGAACTCTAAAAAATAATGGGTCTTCACTTTGAGTTTTTTTACATAAAACTCTTACAAGTTTTTCTGCGGGTTCAAAATAAGCTACCCCAGATAAGTCCTTCATGGGTTTTTCCTAATGTAGTGTGTGACGTGAGTTGTTGCGTTGTTGTTTTTGTTGTTCATAAGAAATCTCTACAATTTCCATTTCATCCAGTGCAGTTAATATAACTACTTCTACCATTTCAGTAGCGGATTTACAGGTTTCATCTTTAAGTACTTGTTCAGCAATGAACCAGCCATTCTCAGAATTTTCAAATGGGGGTGATTGAGCGTAACAAATGCCTAGACCTTCAGGTTGGCATGAGTATTTAATGACGGGTTCACCGTCCTCGGTGGAATCTAGCGTGACTAAGATCTGACCGTGTTCAGTTGTTTCGTAAAGTTTTGCAAACATTGGTAGTCGCTTTTAGTTGTTGATCGAGGCTCTCTAGTATATAGCCTCAGTTGCTTAAGACAAGTCTTTTGCCTTAGACGGGTATTCAAAATAGGCTGTGCCTACAGGGAGATCATCCCTGTTTATATGCCCATTCCATATTCTTCCTAGCGTAGTTCTACTTTTATCTGTACCCATGTAAGTGTTAATTGCATCTATTAATTCCTCCATTGTTTTCTTGTCTTTTGGATTATGTCTGTTAAAGTTTTTCCACTCTGTATGTGCATAGATAGTGAAATCGTACATATACTGGGTTAGCTTTGTAGTATCAGACTTTTTATAATTACTGCTTTTCACAGTAAGTTTTTCTGGTTCAGGTGAACCCAGTAAATTATGCACTGCGGTCATAGCCTCAGATAGTGTCTCAGAGATGGCTTCAGATACCATCTCCACTACTTTAGGTGCTAGACCTAAGACAATGCTTTTCAGCAGTAGTTGTAGCATTTCATAGTCCTCGTTGAGAGTTACTCTTTTATTCCCTGGTAAAATTATCACTCGTGGCTCAGTGGAACTATATTGTGTTATTGCACAGTAATCTCCAGATCCTAGTTCAGTGTACTGATCACCATCCATGTTGAGAGCGTTAGGGTATATTTTTAACTCATCAAGGGTATCTGCCCAGTACAAGGTATCGTTGAACATTCCCCAGTATCCTTTGTGGTTTGTTAGCATCATTTCATTATCCTTTATAGTCTGCCTGCTTGAGCTAAAGCAGCACGTTGTTTACAAATAGATGAGAACTCACAGTAGTTACAAGCCTTAACCTTGCCAGGTACTTCAAGGACAATGCCACTTCCTTTGCTGGCTAGGAACATATTGGCTTCATAGCTGTCATCAAAGTTTTTGGTTGCTCTGTCTAACTTAGCAGGGTTGGAGTAGTACTTGTACTTAGTGGGGTCTTCCCATAGTTCTTCAGAAGTACATTCAGGAATTTCTTCTTCTGGTTTACCGATGGCATCATCAAGTTGCCTAAGTTTATTGGTAATAAATCTTTCAGTTTCTTGGATCGACAAGAGTGGAAACATCTTTTGCAGCATTTCTGCTTTAGGATACAAAGGATTTGCTCGTGCAGCCATTGCTGTCCAGTCTTTGAAGTAGTACAAGATTGATAACTGATCGTCAGTAATCTTATTTGGATTCAACCATTTATAGATACTGCCTTGTTTGATGTAGGCATCGTCATTACTACCAGAGATGTAACCGTAGGTCTTCGTGGTTTTTAGATCAGTCACTCGACCATCTACGATAAGGTCATACTGTCCTGTAATCGTCCACCTATTAACCTTACGTTGCATTCTTCCTTCTATATAGACAGGTATGATTTCTTTACCTGTTTGTTTATAGCCTGCAATTTCTTCCTCTGTAGGGTTGATTCTTAGTTGATTGATGACTCTATCTGGATAGCCTAGAGATTGCATAGACTGTTTATAATTAGTCTTCCAAGCATCTTCTAAGCTGGCATGGATCGCTTGTCCTACTCTACTTGCCATTCTGGAAGTCAGTGTTTGTAGGACAATTTCTGGATCATCTACGCTTTTAGCTAAGAAATTAAAAGCCAATTGTTTTACTGGCTTAAGTAAACTGGTAGCTGATATAGTGAAGGGATCAGGGTTGTGTGAATATTCGTCATTTGCAAGCCATACGGCTAAAGCTAATGGAATATTGGAATCGTTTGTATATATTTGCATAGTATCCTCTGTTGAAAATTCGTAGGACAAACCGTAGGTTTGCTTATAGTAGATGTCTGTATTGAACCCAGCCTTTGCTATTGCCTGATAGCTTATCGCCATTTAATATATTAATAGCTGTAATTCCAAAGAACTCGCCTGCTGCTGAGGGTGTAAGTACACTTTCAAAAGGTGAAGCATGTAATGGTACTGAGGTAGCTAATTGATTGAATATCTTCATAGCTTTGTCTTTTGTACAGTCCGCTTTTCTGTATGACACTTGAGCCACACAACTCACAGAGATTTTCTTTGCTGTGCTAGTGCTTATACCTCTGCCGTAGATTAAGTTGCCTAAATCATCTCTTCTATGCTCTACATAGGGTGTATGCCATTCACCTTCAGCAAGCTCTTCTCTATTGGTAGCTGCTAAAGCAACCCTCAACTTCTTAGCAACGTCTTGGATCTCTTGTTGAGCATCTTCGTGGTCACGTAGAGCCAAGAAGTTATCGAAGCTGGTAGAAGTCACGATAGTTTTCATATAGGAAATGTATTCAAGATTCCTATTGGCAAGCTGCTTATGTACACCTACAGCGTTAAGTAGGGTTGCACCTAATAGATTGATATGTCCACCGATGATCCATAAGGACTTAGCTAGAAAGCGTCTTACCCCGGTAAGCTCTTCCTTGGCTTGCATACCTGATTGGTTCTTTCCCCAATAAACAGGAACAAACATATTCTTACGAATATTATTGATCATGGTCTTGACTGGAATTGCTCTGCTGCTCGAAGAATTTCTGGAAAATTCCCGATGCGTGAGCAGCTCTGCATGAATGATCCGAGGGTATTCCAGTTCCAATGTTGTAACATTCATTCCCTTATGGCTTGATGCTGCAATTACTTTTACTGTGGTGCTGTTATCCAACTGCATTTTCTAATTCCTCTAAGTATTTTTTGTGGGCTGCTCTACCGATTGCAGTGATTTCTGCTTGGGTAGAGTGGTTAGGTAGTTTTAATGATACTTCCCATGACGGGTAGAAGATCTCTGCGGTAGCACTGATCTTTACGATGTCATGTTGGATCTCTGGTAAGCCTGTCCAAGACATGCACTCAATAAGATTATTGTTGAACCACTCTATACATTCAGCGTTGTCTTCTACTGAGAAATACTGACTGTCATGGATCGCACAGATAGGTAGAATATCCAACGCATACGGTGAGTCCCATATACGTCTTTGAAATTCTATAGCTGATCTGTTATTGAGCATTCCATAGCTTTGTCCTAAAGCATTGGCTGCTGTTCTTGATTCAGCTTTAGCTTCATAAGGTACTGAGGCACTGGTCAGTATTGATTGAGCCAAGATAGGTGTACGTAGTCTTAGTCCGAAGGCTAGCGTTACGTAACCGTTCTTAGTGGCTTCAATCAATTTAGTTTGTACCCACTCATCTGATACTTTATAAAGCTCGTGATAGTTTCTTTCGATGCTTAAAGCCTCTAATTTTTTGAAGCCAGTATTGATAACTAACCCATGATGTGTACCGCCGTAAGTCAATAAAAAAGTAGGCTCTTTTGATTTTTGTCTTAGCTTAGGGAATTTATCAGCGATTGAGTTGATGCTTTCAACAGTATCTATGATTCCAGGTAATTGATCTCTAAAGTAAGCAAACGCTCTTAAGCTGTGACCATCGTAGCCGTCTTCATAGACGCGCATCTTATTAGGATCTCTAGTAGTAAGCGCAGATATTTTATCCTCCAAGGAATCAAAGTCTGCTCCTATCATTACTCTCCCTTTAGGAGACTTGAAGCATGACTTGATCAACTTACCATAGGTACTGCCCGAAGGCAGATTAGTAAGATTTGGATTACTGGAGCTTTGTCTACCTGACTTAGTGCCATTCATGTTGAAGTTACCATGAAGATAGTAATTACCATCTTCTTTTATTACACTCTTCTCTTTGAGGGCATTAATGAATGTACCCAATATCTTGGCTACCTCTGAGTATTTAATGAGTGCTTTAAGTACTTTAGCTGCTTGTATGGCTTGATCTCTGGTCATGTTAAGTCCTCTTCAGAAATATTAAATTCTGCCATTAGATACACTAGATGTTTCTTTAGAGTTTTTCCTCCGGTAGCGGGAGAGCCAGAGTCAGTTGAATCAATGACAGGTAGTTTCCATTGGTCATGCAAGAGTCCTTGTAAGTTTGGGTTACTGTTAGGGTTAAAAACTATATCGGCAAAGTCTTCTAGCGGTTTTACCTTGACTTTTAAGAGCAGATTTTTCTTAACCATTTCCTCCTTTTGTAATTGCAGGGAGTAGTCTTGGATCTCTTTACTATTTGATAGCACTGCTAAATGCTCTGCTTGGATCTGAGTTAGTTGTTGTTCTGCTTGTAGTACTTGAGCCATGTCGATGGGCATACCACACAGTTCTTCCTGCATAACCACTTTGATGCCTGGGAGCATTAAGGTGTTATATATTTTGTCCTGTTGATCATTGATCATCCTGGGTAGGTTCTTATTGAATACGAACCAAGTGGCTAGGCAATCCAATAGGTTATATTTCAAGAGTTGATCTTTAGGTATTCTACGAATATCTTTAATCTCGTCCATGCTGTAATTACCTGTGAACTCTTGGCTATTTTCTTTTAGGCCCAGTACGTTACCTGCACAGCTATTGGTAGCTAGGTAGGTAATGATCTTGGTGCAATGCACATCTTTGGTCATTACTTTTATGCCTTCGATCATGCCTGCTGTATCCAGCATGTTCTCCATGAATAACTCATAGGTAAGTATTTTGGCATCATAGGTAATATTGTGGTAGATGAGCGTTCCTGTGTAGGCTAGAAAGAATTGCTTTAGCAGGTCTCTTACTCTCCTATTAGTCATCTGATACCCAAAGAATCCTGTATCGGTAGGTACAGCTAGTTCGTTGTAGTCAACACTAAAGGCAATGCCTTCATGTTGGTTCCAAGCAAAGGCAATAGAGCCTATGCCTGCCTTGTTAAATTCGAGACTAAAAGTCTCTATATCACAAGTTAGGATAGGGTATTGGTGTAGACTATCTAATGCTAAACGTATATCGTCCAGCGTATCAGGGTAGGCTTCATATTTAATAATGTTAGCCCCTGGTTCAGAATAAGTTCCTGTCCTCTGTGAGCCAAGTACATCAATAGCGGTAGTGATGCTACTGATCTTGGTTGGATCATAATAGAGTGCTTGGTAGTTTAGGGTTATCGTTGCTGATAGTCCTTCAAAGCCTTTATAGGTACACTCTGTTAGATAGCCGAATAGAGGTGCTGCTTTCTTTGCTCCGGTTAATACTTTGAAGTATTCAGCATCAGCGACTAATAAGTTCTTTACACTGAGCTGTTGCATTGCCTTGGCTAATGAGTCTAAGTAAGCTTTTGCTTGTTTAACTGTTACCTTGGCTTTACCACCGTAGTCTAAAGAGAAGGCAATAATATCTGTTTCTAAATAGCCTTTGGCTATTAAGGGTTCTATGTAGTATTGCCAGAGTTTTTCTTTGTTGAGTGCTGATGCCTTAATGAGTACGGCTATTTTATAGCTGTACTGTTTAGGTTGCTGATGAAAAGTAATGTGAAACATTTCTATTCCTCTTTGGTTAGAATATCTAAGCCTCTTTTTTGATAGTAGCCAATCTTGTTAAGCTCACGTAATTGCGAGGCTGCTGCGTTTCTTGTGGATCGTTCTTCAAATGCGTAGCAAACCTTAAAGATGGTGCCTAACCAGAAGGGCATGTTTTTATGCTCGATGAGGTCATCTAAGGTCTTGGCATTTTCAGGTATGTCGTAGCAAGCAGTTGTTTTTCCGTCGTCTTTCATAGTAGGCATTGTTAGCAAGTTTATAGGTGGAAAACGCATATCAGGCCATTTTAGATAAGCCATTAGGATATGAGCATCTCTAGTATTCTTTGTTCTTTAACGCTGTTAATAACTTTCTCTGCTAGAGGCAGACTTTTTCTTACTAGGTCTGGTGGTTCGTAGTAGTCTGTCTCTGTGAAGACATAGCCTAAGTCTGTAGCCAAGTCTTTTAATTGTTGAGGTAGTAGATAAACAATGTCTTCTGTAGAGCTGCAAGCATTCAGTAAGTTACGTAACTCACTCCACAAGCGCATCTTTATTTCAAATAAGGTATCTATGGCTTCTTGGTTAGTTGCTGTTTCACTTAATCTGTCAGCATTTTTAAATAGATCATCTATTAAAGCTGTTAATAGGTTGGACTTTAGTGCTGCGTTCATTTGGCATCCCCTTGTTAGTTACCGGAGATGCCGAAGGCACTCCTATTATTTTGTTCCTGAATGTCCGAAGCCACCGCGTCCGTTATCTTCAAAGCTATCTACAAGCTCGAACTCTGCTTTAATGATGGGTAGGAAGATCATTTGAGCAATGCGCTCACCTAGCTCTATTTTGAATGGTTCACCTGTTTGGTTTCTATTCCAGCAAGAGATGTAGATTTGCTGTTGGTAGTCTGAATCTATTAGTCCTACTAGATTACCCAAGACGATACCGTGCTTATGGCCTAAGCCAGATCTGGGTAGTAGCGTAGCTGCCATAGTTTCTGACATTTTGATGGCAATACCTGTTGGAATTAGTACCGTTTCACCAGGATAAATCATGGTATAGACACGGTTGCTTTCAAACATGGCTCTAAGATCAATCCCTGCTGCACCTGCTGTTGCATAATCAGGTAGCGGGAAATCACCTAAGTGACTTAGGCGTGGATCTAAGATCTGAAGTTGTACTTTACTCATTGGGTTCCTTTATAAAAAAAGTCCCCTAGATTAACTCTAGGGGTAATGGGTGCTGAGGAGCAGCTGCAAAACAATTATGCTATCTACATGCTAGGTTCAGTGGCTAAGAGCATTTACTATATCAGACCTTCTTCCTTTACAGTACGGGATAGTTAAAGCGTTATCTAATGACCATCCTCTTTTAAGTCTGGTCTGTAATCTACCATAAGGTATGTTGCACTTTTCAGATAATTCTTTAATGCTGTAACCATTCTCTAATTGTATTCTAGTATTGTTAGCCTGCTCTTTTGGGGTAGACCACTTACAATTACTAGGTTCGTAATTACCGTTAGTGTCTATTCTATCTAGTGTACTATTTTTAGGTCTTTCTCCCATATCCGTGTAAAAATTATCAAAAGAGTTTAACCA